TAAGCGCGTTAGGTATAAGCGCCGTATTAAGTGCTATAAGTTTAATAGCCGATAGTATATCTATATTACCTATAAAAACTATTAGATATGACGGCGATAAGAAAGTTTTTACCGAAAAACCAAAGTTTTTAGAGCAACCTAACGCTAACCAATCTATTTTTGAAGTTATACACCAAATTATTACTAGCTTACTTATGCACGGTAATTCATTTTTATTAATAGATAAAGATAGACAGGGTAGGCCTATAGCTATTACCCCTATACATACCGATAGGGTAGTAGTAGAAATGAAAAACGGAATTAAAACTTATACTATAGGTACTAAAGCTAATAAAAGAGTTTTAACCGACGAAAATATATTACATTTTAAGTGGTTTAGTTATCCGGGACAACTAGTAGGTATAAGTCCGCTACGCGTTAACGGTAATACTTACGGTTTAGCTTTAGCTATGGAAAGACACATAAGCCAATTTTATGGACAAGGCGGTACGCCTAGCAGCATTTTAGAAACCGATAGGGATTTAACTAGCGAGCAAGCAAAGTTTTTGCAAGAAAATTGGCAACTTAATCATAATAGAAATAGAAAACCGGCCGTACTTACTGGCGGTTTAAAATGGAAATCTATTAGCGCGGGCGCGGGCGATGAGTTAATAGCAGCTAGAGAGCAAATAGTAAATGAAGTAGCGCGTATATTTAGGGTACCGGCGCATTTAATAAATAGTAAAGACGCTAGTAACGTTTATAGCAATATTGAAAGCAACGGGTTAGCTTTTATTAGACATACCTTACTTCCTTATATACGTCGTATAGAGGACGGCCTAACTAAATTATTACCGGGTAAGCAATTAGTAAAATTAGATACCGAAGAATACGCACGCGGGGATATGTTTAGTAGGGTACGTACTTACCAAGTAGCTATATCTAGTGGGTTAATGACACCTAACGAAGCTAGATATAGATTAGATTTAGAGCCTTACGAAAACGGCGATAACTTTTACTTAGGCCTACAGGGTGCGCCGGTTGATCCTGCTATCCCACCGTTAGGTAACGACGAACATAACCCTAAAAAAGATTTACTAAACCCGGAAGAAAATAATGATTAGCGAAAGTATAACCGTAGCAGCAGATACGCCGACGCTTATATTAGATAGTTATAACTTTGAGCAACATATTTATATACATAATAATCACTCTAATAAAATGTATATAGGCGGTAGTAATGTAAGCGCAAGTAACGGCTTACATTTAGATAATGGAGAGATGATTGAAATTAGAATACCGCAAGATAATTTCCTATATGCTTTAAGCGAAAGTACTGCCGGTAATATTTCTATATTAAGACCTAGATAATGCCTTATTATATTTCAATGGAACACCCGGATTGTAAAGGTGGCCACGCCGTAGTAAAAGAGGAAAATGACGAATTAATTACTTGTCACGAAACACACGAAGACGCTGAAAAACATTTAACCGCACTTAATATAGCTATGGCCGAAGAAGAAAAAAGCTTTGATCAAGATTTGGAAACCCGCCAAGTAGATTTAACCGCACCCGCATTTATGAAAAAGAATATGCAGCGCGGGTTAGATAATTTAAACCGTGCGGGCGACGGGTTAACACCTAAAACTATACGCGACGCTAGAAGTATTATTAGTAGCGGTAAAGTAAGTCCGGCTAAAGCAAAACTTATGTACGCGTGGCATCAAAGACATTTAAGCGATCTAAAAAGAGAAAAAAGCAACCCTAACGATAGCGATACGTGGCGCGCTAGCGATGTAGCGTTTTTATTATGGGGCAGTAATCCGTGGACGGCACCTACGCAAGCGGGCGATTGGGCTAAAAGAAAAATAGACCAAATGAATAATGAAGATAGAAATAGCGACCCTAGTACGCCGGCACCTAAAAAAGACCAAATAAGCGGTAGCGATAAAAATAAAGAGGGTAGCGCTAGCGGTAAAAGTAATAATATTAAGTTTAATGAAAGTACCTTAAAAGCTATCCAAACAATAGTAGATGAACATAACGAAAGCGTTAAAGATATGGCTAGTTGGCGTAAATTAAGAATACCTACAGCTAAAGCCGTAGTACGTAGAGGGTTTGGCGCTTATAGTGGCTCGCATAGGCCGGGCGTTAGTAGGCAAGCTTGGGGTTTAGCTAGATTAAAAGCTTTTAGTTATTTATTACGTAACGATAGGCCACGTAATAGTAAATACGTTGGCGATAATGATTTACTCCCGGAAAGCCACCCTAGATTTAGTAAGCAAGAGAAAAAAAGCGACGCGTTTTATGACATTAAAGGCGACGCTATGTCATTAACAACTAATATATTAAATAATAAGGTTAGGATAAATAACGTGAAAGAAAAAGAAAACCGTAGCTTTAATTTAGCTAACGTAGAAATAAGAGAAAAAAACGAGGGCGAATTAACTTATAGCTTTAGCGGTTACGCTAGCGTATTTAATAAGCCATACGGCGTAAGGGATAGTAAAGGTACTTACACCGAAACTATTAAACCCGGCGCTTTTAAAAAGACACTACAAGAACAAGATGACGTAAGATTTTTAATTAATCACGACGGTATACCTCTAGCACGTAGTAGTAGCGGTACTTTAAAACTAGAAGAAGATGATTACGGCTTATTCGTTGAATGCGAGCTTGATCCCTCTAACCCTAAAGTTGCAGAAGTTGCTAGCGCTATGAAACGTGGCGACCTTAACGAAATGTCTTTTGCTTTTGCAGCCGTACGCGATGATTTTAATGGCGAAACACGGGACGTTCAAGAAGTTAGATTATTTGACGTAAGCGTAGTAACTTACCCGGCTAATAGTTACGCCGGCGCTACTTTAAGAGGTTTAGATATTTCCGAAAACCTTAAAGAATTAGTTGAAAGTAGAAGTGGCGAAAAAGCAGTTGAAGTTTTAGAGCAAATTATTAACCAACTAGATAAACCTAGCGAGGAAAATGAGCGCTCTAAAAGTAACCCTAAATTAGAAGTCTTAAAAATTAAGATGAAAAAAGACGGGTTACTCTAAGACGTAACGCCGGGATAAAACCCACCTTACGCATAAGTACAAGCAAAATTAATTACATAAAGGAATTAAATTGAAAAAATTAATTGAGTTAAGGGACGCAAAGTCAGAAGAACTTAATGGTTTAGTTTCCGAAATGGAAGAAATGGACGCAGGCGAGGAACTCGACGCTAAGTTAGAGCGATCAAATGCTTTAGTTTCCGAAATTAAAGAGCTAGACGAAAAAATTAAGGCCGACGCTGATATGCGCGCAACCCTTAAAGAAGTTGAGGAAAGCAGAAAATCTTTAGATATTAAAGACGAAGACATTTCCGAAACTCGTATGGAAGTTAAAGAGCCTGATATGTATCGCAAAGGTGGAGAAAACTCATTTTTCGCTGATATGTACCAAGCTAAATTTAATAGCGACTACGACGCTCAAAAAAGATTAGCCGACCACCAAGAATTCTCTAAAAGAGATGTTGGTACCGGTGCTTTTACAGGTTTAGTCGTACCGCAGTACCTAGTTGAAGATTACGCACCACTTGCAAGAGCGGGCGCTAATTTTTATAACGCAGTACCAAAAAGAGATTTACCTGCTTTTGGAAATAAAGTAGAGATTTCAAGAATTACTACTGGATCAAGCGCTGCAGAACAAGCAAGCGAAAATTCAGCAGTTAGTGAAACTAATATGGACGACACATTATTAACAGTTAACGTTGATACTATCGCCGGCCAACAAGATGTTTCAAAGCAAGCACTCGATAGGGGCGGGCAACCGGGCTTTAACCTTGAAGATATTATCTTTCAAGATTTAGCTGCTGCTTACTACACAAAGCTTGATAATTTACTACTTAACGGTTCCGGATCATCCGGACAACCTTTAGGTCTTACTTCAGTTTCCGGAGTTAACTCCGTAACATATACTGACGCAAGTCCTACCGTTGCAGAATTTATGCCTAAATTGGCAGACGCAATTCAGCAAGTAAATTCAAATAGATTTGCACCTGCTACTGCAATTATTATGCACCCTAGACGTTGGGGCTTTTTAACCGCAGGAGTAGATAGCTCAAATAGACCACTAGTACTACCTAACGGTAACGCACCGCAAAACGCTTACGGCGTTGGCGATGCTGCTAAGTACGGAATAGTTGGCGAGCTATTAGGCGTACCGGTAATAACCGACGCTAACGTTGCAACTAACTTTGGTACAGGAACTAACGAGGACGAAGTCTATATCGTTAGAGCCGAAGACCATATTTTATTCGAGCAAGATGTCTTTACAGCTAAGTTTGAAGAAACAAACGCAGGATCACTTACTACTAAGTTAGTGGTTTACGGTTATGTTGCTTTTGCTAGCGGTAGATACCCTGCTGGAATTTCCGTAATAGGCGGAACAGGATTGGTTACACCAACCTTTTAATTAAATTAGTTCTAGTACGTCGGGCAACCGACGTACCGGGACTTATAGGAAAAAATTATGAGTAAAAAAACAGAAAAAATTGAAGCTTTAAAAAAAGAATTAAAACACTATGAGCTTTATAAAAAAGCTGACCGTGCCGAAGAAGTTAAAAAAGAAATTAAGGCGCTCGGCGGTAAAATTGAAAATAAAGCTGCTAAACCTAAAGCCGAAAAAAAGACTATAAAGAAGTAGTTATGCCTAAGCACTATAAAGGCGGTAAAAAAATGAAAGGCGGTAGTGGTAAAGGCCGTAGGGGTAAATAAACTATGGCTATTACTAACGGGTATATAACCCAAAACGACCTAAAAGCTTTCGTAGGAATACCTACTAGCGACACCGCAGACGATGATTTATTAGATAACGCTATTAACGGTGCTAGCAGACAAATAGACGCATTTTGCGGACGAAAATTTTACGCGGACGGATCAGCTACCGCAAGAGAATATTTTACGAACGATTATTTTAGATTAGCCGTCGATGATATATCCACTACTACCGATTTAGTAGTTAAATACGACGACGATGACGACGGCACTTACGAAGTTACCGTACCTAGTACCGAATATAAATTACTTCCAATTAACGGTGTAGTAGGCGGTATAGAGGGTAACCCTTTTTACATTATTCAACTTAATAGTAACGGTAGTTACGAGTGGCCTATAAGCGATACTAGTAATAGGCCTTACGCTCAAATTACGGCTCGTTGGGGTTATGAAACTACACCCGAGCCAATTAAATATGCTTGCAAAATGTTAGCTAGCGAGCTTTTTGCTATGCGTAACGCACCTTTAGGGGTAGCGGGCGTAGGCGACTTTGGGGTAGTAAATGTTCAACAAAATAGAGAAGTAACCCGGTTATTACTACCATTTAGAAAAGCTAGCGTATTAGGTGTCGTTTAATGGCGACATTACAAGAAGTCCGGGACGGTATTAAAACCACCCTAGAAAATAATATTGACGGTTTAAGGGTTTATGACGTAGTACCGGATTACTCTATTAACTTTCCGGTAGCTATAGTTTTACCTACTAACATAGAATTTAATGTAGCTATGCAACGCGGTACCGACCTTTATAATTTTGATATTTTAGTGGCCGTCCAACGTGGCGAAAGCCGTACGGCGCAAGATAAGTTAGACCAATATATAACAGGGCAGGGTAGTAGTAGCGTAAGGCAGACTATATTTAATAATAGAACGTTAGGCTTAAACGATACCGACGCTAACGTAACCGGCGTAAGTAATTACGCAGCGGACGTAAACCTTAACGGTATAGACGCAATCGGTGCCAACATAAGCCTAGAAGTATATACTAAAGGAACGACATAATGCCTAAATTTAAAATAATAGGAACTAAAAAAATAGACGGTAAAGAGCCGGGTAGCACTATAACCATAGAAGACTTAGATAAAATTATTACACTTACTAAAGCCGGCCATATTACAGCTATTAGTAAAAAAGAAAATTTAAAAAAAGTTAAAAAAGCTTTTGATCAAGATTTAAAAAAAGATGAGGTTAAATAATGGCTAAGTATGTTTTTACCGACGGTAAATTATTTTTAGGCGGATATGACTTTAGTAGCCATACTAACGCGGTTACTTTAGACGTTACCGTAGATGAGCAAGAAGTTACTACTTTACAAAGCGGTGGTTTTAAAGAAAGATTAGGCGGGCTAAAGGATAGCAGCTTATCCATAGACGGTTTTTTTGAAGCCGGTAGTGAAAAACCGGACGCTTTATTAGGCGCTAGCGTAGGTAACGAAATTATTTGCACCATAGTTCCAGACGCCGGCGTAGGTAATATAGCTTACTTTTTAAAATCTAAATTATTTAGCTACCAAATACTCGGGGCTATAGGCGAGGTAGCACCGTTTAGTTTATCTAAAGCTAATAGCACCGATAAAGTCGTTAGGGGTACTATAGAAATAGATAGCGACATTACCGCTACAGGATCAAGCACCGGAATACAATTAGGCGCCGTATCATCGACCGAAAGCATATACGCGGCGATACATTGCACCGGCGTAAGCGGTACGAGTACCCCTACTATTACGTTCGTATTAGAAAGCGATGATAACGCTAGCTTTACTAGTGCTACTACTAGAGCTACCTTTACGGATATAACCGCTATAGCTAGCGAAATAAAAAAAGTTAGCGGGGCTATAACCGACGATTATTGGCGACTTTCTTATACCGTTAGCGGTACTACTCCTAGTTTTAGTATTCACGCTACGATTGGTATAGAATAAGCACTTCAACCGGCTATTTTCTGCCGTTCTGACGCGTTTATAATTCATAGCTTTACAAGTTACCGTACCTATAAATTAAATATATTTTTTTAAAAAAAACTTAAAAACTAAAGACTTATTTACGGTTTTAGTTATATACTGTCGTCATTAAACGAATTACTTAGGGAGGTAATTATGAAAACAAAAAGAAGTTATAGCAAAGTTGCTATAGATATGTTTAATAGCGCGGACGATGTTAAAAATAATTTTAGTATGGTTTGGGGTTATAAAACTTTCGTAGAAGATACATATAAAGGCAAAGCTACTTTTAGATTAGAATTTATAAATAATGATTTTAAAACTAGCTTTATAGATTATAAATTTCCTAAAGGTTGGACTAAAAAAGAAATGTTACGTAACGCTTTAGGTAATTTAGGTTTTAATACTTTATTAAATGATTTTGGCGAAGTAGTTTTATTAGATAGAAAATATTAGGGGGTAAATAATGATATTAAAAGCAAAAACGCCTTTAGCTAAAACTATGTTAAAACACAAAGAAACTGCTAAAGTAAGCGAATTAGATATACATAACTTGATTAACTTTTTTAGCCATAAAAAAGAGTTTGCTAATCATTTTGAAATATTAAGCCGTAACTAATACTCCCTAAGTAACAGTTACGTACGTATAAAAGCCGGGTTTAACGACCCGGCTTTTTCTTATGTCATACTACGAAAGTTTTGATCAACGCGACTTAAAATTTAATTATTAAGTAAAGGAGTTAAATTGGCAAAGTTTGTATTAACTGACGCTAGCGTAACTATTAACAGCGTGGATTTAAGCGACCACGTTGCTAGTGTTACTTTAGATATTACGGCTGATGAAGTTGAAGAAACTGCGTTCGGTCAAACTTTTAAAAGTAGATTAGGTGGCCTTAAAGACGGTACCCTAAGTATTGATTTCCAACAAGATTTCGCTGCAAGCGAAGTAGACGCTACATTGTGGCCACTTTTAGGAACAGTAACTACTTTTGAAATTAAACCAACTAGCGATGCAGTATCTAGTACTAACCCTAAATATAGTGGTAGCGTACTAGTAAACCAACACCAACCCGTAGCTAACGGCGTAGGTGAATTAGCAAGTTTTTCCGTAAGTTTTCCAACTAGCGGAACTATAACTAGAGCGACTTCTTAGTATGTCCGCGATGCAAGGGTTACACCAACTCACACTTGTAATTGAGGACGGTACTAAAAAGGAAGTAACGTTAAGGCCTATAGATTTTGTTGCGTTAGAGCGTAAGTTTGGTTCACGACCGGCAAGCGATCTAGAAAAGCTAAGTTTTGAGGAGTTAATGTATTTATGTTGGCACGCTAGTAAGCGTACCGGCGTTACAGAAGACTTTGATAAATGGCTTAATACCGTAGCAAGTATAGACGGTATAGGTGGCGAAAACCCGGAGTAACCGGTGGCTATTATTTAGACTTAATAGCCGAAGTTAGTTTAGCCGCCGGGCTTAATCCTATGGAAGTAGCCGAACTACCGCTACCTATGTTTTTAGCGTTACAACAAGCTTTACAAAAAAGAGCGGAAGAATATAAGAATGGCTAAAGGTATAACTAAAACTACTAGCGGTACGGGTATAGCCGTAGAGGGCTTAAACGATACTATTAGGGGTTTACGTGATTTATCGCAAGGTAGCGAAGTACGTAAAGCTTTACGTGGTTTACATAAAGAAATTTCCAAAGAAGTTGAAAGCCAAACTCGTATAGCCGCTTTAAAGCAAAGCGTAAACGGGCGTCCGGCACCTAAAAGAACGCAGGGTGCTAAAGGTTATGTAGGCGGCGGTACCGACCGTAGCGCTTACTTAGACATACGTAAAACTAATAAATTCGTACGTAACTTAGAATTTGGACGCGATTATCAATTTTTAAATTTTTATACCCGTAAGCAAGCTACCGGTATGAACGTAAGCGCTAACGCTACCGGTATATTTTTTCCAGCGGATCAACTTAGACGACGCGTATACAAAAAGTGGGTCGGCAATAAATGGCGTAGTACGGGCGTATTTCCGGAAGGGGCTAAAATACACGGCTACGTCGCCGAGCCAACTATAGCTAAGGCCGTACCGGGTATAACGGAAGATTATAGCGATAAAATGTTTGAAACAGTTAAAAAAGCAGTAAAGGAAAATAAATAATGGCGGCGCAAAGCACTAAAACATTAAGGTTTGAGTTTTTAGCCGATACTAAAAAGTTTTTAGGCAACATAGGTAAGGTCGGTAAAAAGTTTAACGACTTAGGCGCCGAGATGAAACAAACCGGCGATAATATAAATAAAGCCGTAGCCGGTATAGGAATTGCTGCAACGGCTGCAGCCGGTAAGTCGTTATTAGCCTTTAGAGATTTTGAAACCGGTATGAACGAGGTATTTACTCTTTTACCGGGTACTAGCCAAGAAACTTTTGATCAAATTAATAAAGATGTTTTAAAGCTATCTAAAAGCATAGGTAAACTCCCGGAAGATGTTATCCCGGCGTTATATGACTCATTATCAGCCGGCGTACCACCGGATAACGTTTTTGCTTTTTTAGAAACCGCTAATAAATTAGCCGTAGGTGGTGCTACCGAATTAGGTATAGCGGTAGACGGTTTAACTACCGTAGTAAACGCTTTTGGTAGTGATGTAATTAGCGTAGGCGAGGCGTCCGATATTATCTTTACGGCCGTTAAAGGTGGTAAAACTACCGTAGAGCAATTATCTAAAGCTATGTTCAACGTTGCACCGATTGCAGCGTCTATGGGTATAGAGTTTGGTAACGTTACGGCTGCCGTTGCTACCTTAACCGCGTCCGGTACTCCTACTAGCGTAGCTATGACGCAAATAAGGGCTGCGTTATCGGAATTAGCTAAACCTACTACAAAGATAAGTCAACTATTTATGGAACTTACCGGCCAAAGTTTTGAGGAGTTTATAGCTAGCGGCGGCGACCTTAAAAAAGGTTTCGACATAATTGCAAAAGGTGCTAAAGATAACGGTAAACCTTTAGCCGAGTACGTAGGGTCGGTCGAGGCTCTCGGTGCTATTCAAACCTTAACCGGTAAAGGTAGCGAAAAATTTGCTAGCGAGTTAGTAGCGGCAGCTAACGCAGTAGGTGCAACCGATGCAGCTTTTGAGCAAGGATCACAAGGTATAGGTTTAGTTTTAGAAAAATTAAAAGCTAGTTTTCAAGTATTACAAATAGAAATAGGCCAAAAGTTAGCTCCGATACTTATTAGCGCTATAGATAATATCCAAACTAAGTTTAAAGAAATTCAACCCGGCTTACAGGCTTTCGTAGATAACGTTAAAAGTTTTTTTGCTAGCGATGTAGTCGTTAATACTATAAATAAATTACGCGACGCTTTTAATAGTTTACAAGAACGTTTAGCGCCGGTAATAGATAAAATAACTGCTTTTTTTAGAGCTAACCCTAAAGTAGCTTTTACGTCGTTAGCGGTCGTTATAGGCGGTATTTTATTAGCTAGCGTAATAAGTTTAGCTAGTGCTTTTGCAGCCTTATTTAGTCCCGTTACGCTCATAATAGGGGCAATAGCAGCGCTTGCGGGTGGTTTTAGATACGCTTACGACAATGTTGAAGTATTTAGAAACTTTATAGATAATACTATGTCGTTTTTAAAAACTTTATTTAGTAACTTTATAGCATTTTTTCAAAGCGACGGTTTCGTAGCAGCATTTAATAAAGGTTTAGATTTTGTTAAAGCACAATTTGAAAATTTAAAAACAGTATTTAGCGGGGTAGTTAATTTTATAAAAGCTTTATTTAGTGGCGACGTAAGTTTAGCCGTAGATAGCTTAAAAGATATTTTTAAAGGTTTATTATCGTTTTTCAAAAATAATTGGAATTTATTTGAAACTTTACGCGATGTATTTATAGGCGCGTTAACTAAAGCTAAAGATTTTATTTGGCCTAGATTAAAAGAATTTGGTAAAGGCTTTATCGAAACTATTACTACCGTATTAAAAACTAGTGCCGGCGTCGTACTAGAGGGCGTTAAGTTTGTATTTAATAAAGTTATAGATAAAATTAACGGCTTTATTAATGGTTTAAATAGCGGGCTTGCTTTTAGCTTTTTTGGAATAGATATTGATCCACCCGATATACCTAACATACCAAAATTGGCCAAAGGTGGTATCGTAACTAAACCTACTATCGCTATGATTGGCGAGCAAGGTGCCGAAGCGGTAGTACCGTTACCCTCGAGAGTTGGCGGGGGTTTTGGCCAAACACCTACTATTAATTTAACCGTTAACGCGGGCTTAGGTACCGACGGTGCGGAAGTAGGCCGTATAATAGTCGAGCAAATCGAAAAATATAATAGACGTAATTTAAGGTTCGTATAATGGCTACGCCGGAAGTACGAGTACGCTTAGGCTTTACCCCTAATACATTTACCCTAGACGACTTAGTAAGGGGTGTTTTAGATACCGGGCAACTCGGTGGCGCCGTTACATTAACCGACGTTACTAGCGACGTCCAAAACGTAGCTATAAGTCGCGGGCGATCTAAAGATTTAGATAGCTTTTATACCGGTAGTTGCGCTATTAAATTAATAAATAACGAACGTAAATACGAAAATACTAATACTTCTAGTCCTTACTATCCCGGTATAGAGCCATTTATAATTATGCACGTCGACGCTACTACCGACGGCGGTAGTACATACGAGGACTTATTCGTAGGTTTTGTAGCCGACATTAACTTAACTTACCCGGATAGTAATAACTCTTTTGCTACGTTTACCGGGTTTGACGCTTTTATGAAAATTAATAATACCGAATTAGTTAATGCTAGTTTTTCTAGTACCGATAGCGGTAGCTTAATAAATAATATTTTAAGTAGTAGTACGGTTAAATTTAGCGCTGCTAACCGTGATATAGAAACCGGTATTAGTACTATGCAAGCTTTAAGCGGGGTAACCGATAATACGTTAAACGTTTTACAAACTATAGAGCGCAGCGAAAATGGACTTTTATTTATGTCTAAAAGCGGTAAGTTAACTTTTAAAAATAGACATACTACTTTTCCGTCTAGCGCGTCTATGACTTTTAGCGATGACGGTAGCGACATACCATATTCAAGCGTAGATTATATAAACGATGATAACGAAATTTATAACGTTATTAACTTAACCCGTACGGGCGGTACTACGCAAAGCCAAGAAGATACCGGGAGCCAACTTAAATATTTAATACGTACTTTAACGCGTACCGGTTTATTAAATGATAACGATACCGAAGTTAATGACGCTGCTTTATACCTATTAGGTAAATATAAAGACGCTTTATTACGGTTTGATAATTTAGAAGTTAATTTAAAAGATATTAGTACTAGTAGCCAAAATAGTATTTTAGCTAGCGAAGTAGGGGATATAGTTTTAATAGAACTTACGCCACCCGGTAGTGGTTCGCCTAGTCAATTAACTAGTTTTGAAATATTAGATAGTATTACTTATAGCGTTACGCCTGATACTTTTAAAGTAACTTATAAATTAAGTAAAGCAGAACAACAGGCCTTTATGCGTTTAGATAATTCAATATTCGGTCATTTAGACGAAGATAAGTTGGGTTATTAATGTCATATTGCGTTGATCAAGATTTATTAAGGATATTATAAAACTATGCCTAGTGGATTTAAAACGTTCGTTACCGGTGAAGTATTAACGGCTAGCGATGTAAATAATTATTTAATGGAACAAAGTATATGCGTATTTGCGGACGCTACGGCACGCGATGCAGCTATTACTAGTCCAGAAGACGGTCAATTCGTATTTTTAACCGGGACTAGTACTTTACAATTTTACGGATCAAGTACGTGGAATAACTTTATAGGCGAGGGCGATATTACCGGCGTTACTGCCGGGTCGGGTCTTTCCGGTGGTGGTACTAGCGGTGCTGTAACCCTTAACGTAGATATAAACGGACAAAGTACGGCAACCGTTGCGGGTACTGATGAAGTATTAATTGGCGACGTAGATGATAGTAATAATATAAAAAAGACAACAGCGCAAGATATTGCAAACCTAGCACCCGCAGGCGCTACGGTAGGTTTAATTTTAGCGTTAGGATAGAAAGGATATACATTGGCGGAAAGTTATAAAAATGCGTATTTAGATATTACTTCTAGCGCGCAAACACTTTACACTAATTCAAGCGGTGGATCAGGGATTATCGTTACCTTACGCGTTACTAATGTTGACGGCGCTACGGACGACACTATAACTGCAGACGTTATTGACGGAACGAGCGGTAATGCAAGAATTGCTTATACTTTAAGCGTACCGGCCGATACTACAATAGAGTTAGCAGGTACTTCTAAAATATTTTTAGAAAATGGCGACTATATTCAATTACAAGGCGGTAATGCGTCCGGCGATCTTGAGGCTTTTGCAAGTATTTTAGAAATAACCTAAAGGGGTAATTATGCCGTATGGTTATTTAGGACAAAATACGCCAAACCAAACCGTATCTAATAGCGGTGTTTTTTCTATTACCGACGTAGCTGATTTAGATAAGCAAGGTAAATTTGGCGGCAGTTTAGAATTTATTGAGGAAAAAACTATTACTGCAAGTTCATCTGCAATCTTTACAGATATAAAAGAAACAAAATATGATGTTCATTATTTAACTATTGAAAATTATGCACCTTCAGTTGACGGAACTGCTTTGGCTTGCAGGTTTTTTGAAAGTGGTGTTGAGGAAAGTGGGGCAGTTTATAGATATGCACTTAATTATGGTAGTCCTAATGTTACTGTTGGTTTTGCAGAGGAAAAATCAACAGGTATTGCACAATTTTTTTTGACTGCGTCAGCAGGTAACGGAACTAATGAAGTAAGTAATTCATATAATTATTTTTATAATCTCGGTAATAGTTCTATGTATAGTTATTTCACTAATCAATCAACTACTGTAAGACCTGCAGGTAATTATATTTTTGCTTTTGGTGGTGCGACATTACCGCAAGCGAGTTTAGTGGATCAAATAAAATGTTTTGTAACTAGTGGTACTTATTCAGCAACTTTAAAACTTTACGGGATAAAACAAATTTAGTATGAGTAATTTACGATTAATAAATGAAACTGAAATAACTTCTAGTGTTTCCTATATAGATGTTAATAATATATTTTCAGCAGATTTTGATACTTACTGTATAGAATATTCGACCGTAGGTAGTGCAGGTAATGCGTTAAGAGGTAATTTACTTAATACTTCAGGTGTTTTATTAAATGGTAGTGATTATGATAACGCTATGATTAATCAAATTGATAGTGGCGCATTTACAGAAAGTAGAAATCAAGGCGATACTCGTTGGGAAAGAATTTCAATACACTCGCCTTATGGTCAAAACGCAACCACTTGGATTTTTAATCCCTATACGGCTAACTATACTTTCGTTATAACTCAAGGAGTTACATATTATAACGCAGCTGGTATAGGTACTTACGCACAAAAACAAGCCGGCGTATATAAACAAACTACTTCAATAGGTGGTATAAGATTTACACCTGCAAGTGGAACTTTAGATAGTGGTATTATTAGAACTTATGGATTGCGAGTTGATAGCTAGTGGCGGGTAAATTATTACAGGTAGCAACGGAAACCGTAACTAGTTCGGTTTCGTCTGTTACTTTAACAGGAATAGATAGTGATAACGTTTATATGTTAGCTATGAACGGTGTTGATCCTAGCGGGTCAACGGACGGCTATTTAAGAGTAACTGTAAGTGGTACTGCTGATACTACGGCAAATTATGATTATGCTTATAAAGGATTACGAGCCGATACGACATTTAGTAATTTATCAACTACAAATCTTACTTATTGGAATTACGTTGCAAATTGGTCAACAGATACGGTCGGTAATGCAATCGTATATTTATATAATTTTAATAATTCTAGTGAATATTCTTTTATAACTAATGAAAGTGTTACTACTTGGAGTATTGGCGGTCTTTTAGCTCCAACCGGTGGGGCGGTACATACCGTTGCACAAAGTTGTGACGGTATAGAATTTAGTTATGCTAGTGCAACTATAGACGGCGGAACGTTTACTCTTTTTAAGGTGTTATAGATGAGTGATAAAACTAATAAATACGGTTACGTAGGGGTAAATATACCGGATCAAAATAAACTTGCTAACGCGGGTATTTTTAGTGTTAATGAAATAAATGATTTAGTTGCTGATGATAATTGGTCTAGCATAGAAGACGCTTTAGTATTTTTAGCTAGTGAGGAAATTACCGCGTCAACTTCATCAATAGAATTTAGAAACTTAGATTTTTACCAAACTTATTTTTTAGTATGGTCGCAATTATCTACTCCTAGTTCAGCAAGAATGACTATGCAATTTTATATATCCGACACCTTAGATACTACTACCGGCGCATATAGAGCAGTTCACGAAAATATTGATAGCAACGGATCATCTGCACAAGTACAAAATAACGGTAGTACCTCTATAATGGCTACGGGTCAAGGTATTACGAGTGGTTATGGTTATATTTATCAGGGTTATTATAGTTCCGGTTATAGACAATATAATCATCACGCGGTTAATAGATACACTAGATTAACTGCTAATTATGGCGGTGGACATTCTTCTACTGACGGATTTATAGACGGTATAAAATTAAATTTTAACGCTACTACGACAGGTTATGCAGCAATTTACGGAATAAGGAATACATAATGGCAGGTGCTTTACATTTATTAAACTATACCGATACCACTTCGGTATCTGCGGTTGCTTTTCCAACAATATTTAAAGATAATCCTCTTTACGAAAATTTTTTGATAATTGGTGAATTTGATAGCGATACTAATTATACCGGTGCAAGAATACGTTTATATAATAGGGACGGTAACGCTTTTGTTCCAAACAATAGGTGGAATACGCATTTTCTTTCAAGTGGTGCTGCCGAAAGCGTATCAAATAGTAGCAACTATACGAATGGTATAGCCTATGTAACTCAAAACACTATTGAAAGAAATCAAGGCGGTGCGTTTAGATTTACTATTTATAACCCTTTAGCTAGTAGGGAAACAACAATAGAAATGCAAAGTGCCGGTAGTAATGGAACGAGTTTAGTTACGGCAGGTTTTGGTGGTAGTTATTCTAGTCAAAGCTATACGGGTTTTTATTTACAAGAAAGTTTATCCGCTAATGCTTTTAGAAGTAAGGTTAAAATATATGGGATCAAAAGTTAAATTATGAGTGCGTCGTTAGTAAAAGTTTCGCAAACTAATATAGTTTCAGGCGATAGTTCAATTACTATTACCGGGTTAGATAACGAATTTGAAGTGTATTTTATGCAGTTAAATAATATTAAACCTTTAACTGACGCAGCTAATTTATATATGCGTGTTACTCAAAGTGGTACTGCCGATAGCACCGCTATTTATGATTACGCCTTTAATGAGGCTTTTGATAATTCAGCAACTATAATCGATACGGGTTACCAAAATAATACAGTATTTATTATTGGTCATAAATTGACAACAGATAGTACACACCCGTTTAATTCAAGTTTATATTTATTTAATTTTCCAACCGATAGCGAATATAGTTTAATTACGCAGTTTTCCACGTCCGTTGATAGCGACGGTAGGAATAGGTCTTGGATAGGTGGCGGTCAATATAAAGGTAATAGTATTGACGACGGCGTATATCTTTATTTAAGTACTGGAAATTTTGATAGCGGACAAATAAATTTATACGGACTACGTAAAAGTTAAACCATTTTAAAAATATATGTCATATTACATTTAGTTTTGATCAACTTACTTATACTTTAAATTATGACAGAAGAACAAGCTTTAGCGCAAGCTACTCAAGAAATAGAAGACGCTAAACCATTATTTAAGCAAGTTAATAATGAACGTTTAGAGTTTGACGATGCCGATTATGACCAAGCTATTATAGACCGTCAAAATATTATTTTAGATGAATATAATAACGGTTATAAAAGAGCTAGACAAGAACAATATTTACCTATCCCGGAACAATTAGATTTACTTTATTGGGACGGCGTTAATGGTACTACTAATTGGAGCGATCATATAGCCGAAGTAAAAGCTAATAATCCTAAACCTGCATAATTGACCGAACTTCAAAAAATGCGGGCTATAGCTTTAGAGCGAGCCGGTAATAAATGCGAGTGGCCTATGTGCAATAATTTTGATCAAAAATTAGAAATGGCGCATATACACGGTATAGGTATGGGCGGTAACCCTAAACGTAAATACGATATAAATAACGTAGCTATGTTATGTAAATTACACCACGATATTTACGACGGCCGTAGTATATCACTAGCAAAAAAGGAGTACCGCGTACTGTTAAAATCATATTTAGATTATGAGCGACAATAATTATACCCAAAAAGAAATGACGGCCAAAATAATGCTAGATATAGAAAAAATTTTTAATAAGTTAGATGAACTCCAAAAAGATATAAATACTAGACCTACTAGAGCGGAAATATACGGGTGGATAATCGCCGGTATATCAATAGCTACTTTAGTTAATGTTTTAATGTAATGAAAATAGATTTTAAGCAACTTACCCCTATTTTAATAACCGCATTATTAGGCGTTATAGGTTGGCTATTTAATACTATTGAAGAATTACAAATAGCTCATAGTTCAATGATGGAACAATTGCGCATATTAGAAAAAGACTTAGATATGCAAGAAAGTTTATTTAGCGAACTATTATTTAAAATAAGCGGATAAAATAACTTTATGGACGCTTTTATAGTTTTTGCTGCAATAATAGGTATTAACTACCTAGCGTGGTGGTTAATAAAAAAGGATAAAATATAATTATGGACTATATAGTAGGTTTTTTATTAGGGTTTTTTTTAAAAGATATTGTTTCAGTTATTAAAAGAATAAGCGATCAAGATTGGTCTAACCGTAATTATTATGATAGGGCTTATAAATGGCTAGATATAGACGAAGACGACCTACCTTAAAAATATTTTTATAAGCTTTTAAACATTTAAAACCCCGATATAATTAGCGTAAGTTATATTAAAGGGGGCTGCGTATGACAGAACTAAGCTTTGACGAATTTGCGTTAGGTAAAATTAACGTTAGAAATAAAAATAAATTCGAATATAGATATCCAAAAGAAACCGAAATCATTATAAATTTACTAAAGCAAGCAATAGCAAAAAGAGCGGAAACTCAATTAAACGTATATAACTACGTAACTATTAGAGATTACTGCCGGGAGGTTTTAGGTTTTACTATGGTAAGTAAAGAGGGCTTACGTAAAATAATAAGTCGTATAGCGCAAGAAAACGGTTGCGAATTATGAACTTAGACGAATTCGTAGCTAGCCGTAAAGATGTACCTACTAGCAAGGGTAAAATGCCTAAAGCTAGTCCGGATTGGACGCCGGGAGTAGAGATGAACGGCGCTAAAGGTAGTATTACTACTAAAGCTATACCTAAAGGTAACCCTAATTGGAACGAATGGATAGACTATTGGTTAGGCGACGGCGCTAGTAAAGACTTTTACGTAAGAGAAGACGAGCCGGTTAACTTTCGTACGTGGCAGGGTTGGGGCGAAAACGGTATTCAAAATTTTTATTATTTTAAAGCTAATATATACGCGCGTAAAAATAATAAGTATCAAGATAAAGAATTAAAAAAACTAATTAGTAACGCTAAACGTAAAAAAGCCGTTGATCCTGCTAAAAGTAAAAATAAAAAAGCTTTTGTAATATGTATGTCCGATTGGCAGGTAGGTAAAGAGGGTACCGAAAATATGTTAGATAGATATTATAAAGGCCTAGATAATATAGCCGAGCAAATTAAATACCTTAAACGTAAATATAAAGACTTAGATAAATTAATTATTGCGGGGTTAGGCGATTTAGTCGAGTCGTGTTTTGGCCACTACCCGATGCAAACTTTTACGACCGTTTTAGATGAACGGCAGCAAAAAACACTAGCAAGGCAGATGTTATTAGACGCCTTTAATAGATTTAGTAAAGACTTTAACGAGGTACTCGGGTTATGCGCTTTAGGAAATCACGGTGAAAAAAGAATAGGTACTAAAGCCGTAACTAGTTTCGGCGATAATAAAGACGGCGAATTATTTGATGAAGTAGCGCAAGTTTTAAAAGCTGATCCTAGTAAAAAGCACGTTAAATTTACGATACCGGATAATAGTTTAGCTTATAGCATAGAAGTATTACCGGGTACCGTACTTACCCTAGCGCACGGCCACCAAGCTAAACGCGGAACGACACCGGCCGCTAGAGTTGAAAATTGGTTTAATAAAATGGCTAGTAAGCAAAGTAAAGGTGGTTTTTACGCTACTAACGTTTTATTAGTAGGACATTACCACCACCATTGGAGCAAAGAAAACGAAAGACTTATGTTAGGTTGCACTACCATAGACGACGGCAGCCAATGGTTTGAAGAAGGGGGCGGGGATAAAAGTTTACCCGGAATAACAACGCTAGTTTTACATAGCACTAAAGATTTAAGGAAATGGAGTGATATAGAAATATTATGAGTAGACGAGGAAGTAGTAAGTGGTACTTAGAGCATTGGAAACACGCTTTAGGTAACACGGAAGATTTAGTAATAATAAACTTTAACGGTACCGGTAGGGCGCAAATTAATAAAGACGTTTTACCGGCTTTTACGTTATTAAATATGTGTTTAGTAGAGGACGATTACATAACGCAGCGTAAAACTACCGGCGGTTTTAATTATAGAAAAATAGCTAATACCGATAGGTATAGCTGCCACGCGTACGGTTTAGCCGTAGATATAAATTGGCAACTTAACCCGGTAACCCGCGACGGTAGTATAAAAACTAATTTTAATGAAAGTACTATTAATAAAATACTTAATATTAAAACGCAAGAGGGTTTACCTATTTTTAGGTGGGGCGGTAACTATAACAGTTATAAAGACCCTATGCACTTTGAAGTTTATGTAACACCCGAAGAACTTAATAAAGGGATAGTAAGAGAAAATTTTGATCAACGCGAATATATTAAGTTAGGTTTAGCAGCTAAACCTTTACGTAAAGGCGATAAAGGTAAAGGCGTAAAGTTTATACAGGAACTTTTAAACGAAGTTAATAATTCTAAATTAGTAACCGACGGCGACTTTGGTAGTTTAACGCAGGCCGAAGTTTTAATGTTTCAAAAAAAAGCCGGGCTTATAGAGGACGGTATAGTAGGTTCTAATACCTACGCTAAATTAATGGAATTTAAGAATGCTAAGCTAGATAAAAAGAAAGGTAATAATGGCAAATATAAAATCGAGTAATTGGAAAGCCTATTGGGGTTTTATGTTATCTAAAGCT